CAACCTTGGTGCCGACGTTCTTAGATGGAGCAGCCATCAGTGGGTCCTCTCGTCTAGAGAGAAGACATCGTCCTCTTCCTTCTGCTTTAGATGTTCGCTCAGAGCCTTGATCGCCTGTTCCTGGGAGAGCAGGTTCTCCATTGATGCGGCCATCATGTCGCGGCGCTCGATCTCGGTGCGTAGCACTGAGCGCATTGCCAGAAAGGCAAAGCCACAGGCTACGACCGCAGAACTGGCTACGACGACCAACGCGATGGTCGCGATGATCGCCAGGCCAAACATTAGATTACCGCGCTGTCGGCGGCGGCATCCGTCTGAGCGTCTGGCTCAGGCAAAGCAGCGATGGCACTAACGCCAGTGTCGGCAGAAGAGAACATAAATCCCTTCTCGACATAGACGGCGGCCTCGATCGCAGCGGCGATCTGTGACTCGTCCAACTGGATCCCCTTCTTGAGAAGGGCATTGCGGACAACGGCAGTGGCCGCCTCAAGCTTGGCCTTGCCGGCCGAGCTCTTCATGGTCTGCTCAGCAGCCGCAACGGCTTGAGTTGCAAGCTTCTCGAGAAGTGCATAGTGCTCGGCGCTGGTGCGGGCCTTAAGGTATGAGATCGCCGCGCGAACGAGATAGCCAAGGGCCCCGATTGCAACCGGAACAAGAGCCACTACGAGGGCGGTAGCGAGCTGGGAAAGAATGTCGTTCACGTCGGTTCTCCTTTGTTATTTATTACGATTGATGAGCTGGCGAAGTGCGGTTACTCGGCCCCAGGCCGCCGCCTTGGCCTCACCCCAGGGCATCTTGAGGATGCGGCCCAGGATGGTCTGTAGCTCTACTCGCGCCGCCTGCCGGGGATCGGCTGGCTTTGGCGCTGGCGTCACCGGCTTGGGGGCCGGGATGGCCGGGAGCGAGGCGGCGATGGGGGTAATGGCCGGGGTTGGGGCCGGGGCCGGCTTGGCGTTGACCACTGAGACGATCCGGACTCCCTTATATGCCTGACCCGGGAAGCGGGACTCAAGGATGCCCCTTAGCTCCTCGACGGTAACGTCAACGGCGTATGCCTCCTTGCCCTTGCCGGACATGGTTGGGTCGGCCCACTGTGCCCCCTTTGGTCCGCCCACGGCGGCCGTCAGGTGCCCATAAGCCTTGCCACCGGTTCGCTTCTTGTGAGCCGCGGCCCACTTGCTGAGCCGGACGGTTGCCGGGTAGTTGTTCGGCTGGTCGACGCTGATGAGTAGGGCGCGGCTCTCGTCGGCAAGCGCGGTCAGGACCTGAGGCCATGACTTGGCCCATTCCATACGAAGGCCGAGTGCCTTGGTGGCTCGGCCAATCTGCTCGAAGGTTGTGGGATCACCGAAGCCGTCGCGATCCTTGCGTCCAGCCTTGGCGACCCAGGCCACTCCATCCTTCGAGGTGTAGGCAGTCCCGAGAAGCCAGTTCACGGCCGCGGCAAGCGAGCTGGGCGCGCAATCATCCATCCAGTTATCCGCCGTCGTGCCGGGCTTGCCCTTTTCGATCGAGTCGGTCTGGGTAACAACCTTGAACTTCTTGGTGATCATCTGCTCTCCTTAGGCTGTGATCGCAACGGCGATACGCGTTGCGTGTGGGTCAAGAAAGAGGCGCAGCGGGCCATAGGTGCCGGCAGGGCCAATGGGAAAGATAACATGTCCCTCAGTATCGACACCGTGACGGGGCCAAAGCACGCGCGCGCGTGGCGACATCTCAAGCGCCGATAGGAAGTCTGATGGCACAATAAGGATTGGATCGCCGATCTCGGCAGTCTTTAGCGCGGCGACGAGCTCATCGGCAACGCGTCGGCATCCCTCTGGCGTGGTTAGATCTGCCTTTGCGAGCAGTGCGTTGATCAGTTCAAGCATCCCCTGTCCTCCTATATCCCCGTATCTATCCTCGCACCGCGCAGCAGCGTGCGGCCGAATATGACCAATCGTCGCGCCTACTGCGAGATCTTACGGATGTGTCCTCGCGACCGTCCGTTTGTGGGACCGACTGAACGTTACCCCCTAGCGTTGGTTGTCGGTGACGGTGGTTGGCGTGAGGTGGGGCCTGCCGTCCTTATCGACCCATGGGGAATATAGGAGATATATGAGCGAAGAGATTACCTCGAAGCCAGCTCCGATCGGCATGACCAAGAAGACGCCCGAGACCATCGAGGCCGTCCTCAACGCCATCGAGGCCGGTGGGACACTAACAGACGCGGCACGAGTTGCGGGGATCGGCCGTCGCACCCTCTACGATTGGTTGGAGCAGGACCCAGAGTTGGGCGAGCGCATTGATGAGGCCAAGCTTCGTCGGCGCGAGAAGCTTCTGCGACGCATCGAGCAGTCGTCCGAAGAGGGCGATTGGAAGGCCGCGGCCTGGATCCTCGAGCGAACCATGCCGGAAGAGTTTAGTCGAAACGCGAAGGTGACCGTGGGGGGGCAACTTGCCACCAGCAATGTCATCGTAAATAAGGTGGAGATTGATGCCGGAGACCCAGAACGCATCGCTCGCATCCTCGGAACACTGGCTATCGCTAGTGCGCTCAGCGTCGCCGGAGAAACTGGCGGAGTTGGCGAAAGCGACGACACCGAGGATGACGAAGTATATTCCACAGGCGCCTGAGCCGCCACAAGCGGCTTTCTTACTTCTAGACTGCCAAGAGGCCCTTTACGGAGGAGCCGCTGGCGGCGGGAAGTCTTCAGCGCTCCTGATGGCGGCACTGCAGTATGTTGACGTGCCCGGCTACAACGCGCTCATTCTTCGTCGTAGCTACAAGGACCTTGCGCTGCCCGAGGCGATCATGTATCGCGCTCGCGCCTGGCTGGCCGGATCCGATGCCCACTGGGATGGGGTCAACTATCGCTTCACCTTCCCGTCCGGTGCCACGCTTTCCTTTGGCTACCTCGAGCACGATGGCGACGAGCTTCGTTACCAGGGTGCGGAGTTCCAGTTTATTGGGATCGATGAGTTGACCCAGTTCCCCCACGAGTACCAGTATCTCTATCTCTTCAGCCGTCTGCGCCGATTGTCTACGTCCCAGGTTCCGCTCCGAGTCCGTGCCGCCACTAACCCGGGGGGCCCCGGCCACGAGTGGGTCCGTCGGCGCTTTATCGACAAGCCGGAGGGGCTCGAGTCTGACCGCCTCTTCGTTCCGGCCAGCGTCAACGACAACCCCCACCTTGACCGAGAGTCCTACATCAACTCCCTTATGATCCTTGATCCCGTCCAGCGGGCACGCCTGCTGAATGGCGACTGGGTGGCAACTGAGACCGGTCAGAAGTTCCGCAAGGAATGGTTTGATGGTAAACTAACTGATACGCGCCCAGAGGATATGATCCAGTGGATCCGCTTTTGGGACCTCGCCGCAACAGAGGCCGCGAAGGGCAAAGATCCAGACTACACCGTCGGAGCGCTCGTGGGTCGCCGCAAGGACGGAAGCGTTGTTATTGGCGATATCGTCCGGTTCCGTGCGACGCCCGGCAAGGTAGAAGAGAAGGTCCGCGAGGTTGCGGAGAGGGATGGCAAGGCTGTGGCCGTCCGCATGGAGCAGGAACCAGGAGCATCTGGCGTGGCGGTTGCGGATCGCTATCGTCGTCAGGTACTATTTGGGTTCGACTTCAAGGCTATTCGCAGCACAGGTAGCAAGGAGGTTCGTGCAAATCCGTTCGCGGCGATGGCCGAAGCGGGAGATGTTTGGATTGTGCGCGGTCCATGGAATGCCAGTTTCTTTGACGAGCTCGAGGCATTCCCCCTACCTGGGTTTCACGACGACCAGGTAGATGCCGCGTCGGGCGCACTGAGTGCGCTGGCAGTCCGGAGCAATCGCCCCGTTCGCCTTGTCCGTAGCCCATGGAGCACGAGACGATAATGGCAAAGATCATCAATCAACTTACCGGTCTTCCACTCGAGTATCAGCGCACCGTCGAGTCAGAGGACCGACGCCAGCGCCAGCTTTATCGAGCCTACAAGGCATACGCCGGAGCTACTGCGCCCGCATTTAGGGGCGATGACAATCGCGATAGCGTGCGCCTTTCTTGGCCGCGCCTGATCGTTGACAAGGGCGTTAACTGGCTCTTCAGCAAGGATCTTCCCATTGAGCTTGGCTCTGGGGCGACCGAGGACGAGGCGTGGATTAACGAGGCATGGCCAATGGACCGACGCATGGTCCAGCTTCAGAAGCTTGCCGTTAACGGCGGAGTTTCGGGCCACGTCTTTGGTAAGATCGTTAGCATCGCCGGCTCTGAGTTCCCGAAGCTGGTTATCCTTGATCCAATGACTGTTACCGCAACCTTTAGCCCAGACGACATTGAAGAGACGATGGCCTACAGGATCCAGTATTCTGCCGTGTCACCAGATACCGGAAAGCCAATCCTCTTTACCCAGCGCCACGAACGAAACTCGATGGGCACGTGGACTATCACCGACACGACCGAGGATGCCGGCTCTGGCCGCGTCATCACAAGCCGTGAGTACGAGTGGCCGTTTACCTTCCCTCAGATTGTTGAGTGCCAGAACCTGCCTGCTGCCAATGAGTATTGGGGCGAGGCCGACCTGACCTTTGAGGTGCTCGAGCTTTGCGAGACGATCGAAGAGATCGCCAGCCATACCAACAAGATGGTTCGCATCTACGCCAACCCAATCCTTTGGGTCGCCGGGCTTTCTGCCGATAGCGCCGGCGAACTTGACCTGACTCCGGGCGGCGTGGTCTTGCTACCAGACGCCGAAATGCGCCTTAATCAGGTGGAGCCAAAGGCTGACGTTGCCGGCTCGCTCAACACCTACACGAGGTTCATTGACGACCTCCACAGCTTTACCCATATCCCAAAGATCGCAACCGACGCGACGCAGGGACAGCAGATTGGTCGCGCCTCGGGGTCGGCCATGCGTTACCACTATACCCCGATCATCGAGCGCACGGAGATCAAGCGCCGAACCTACGGTTCGTTTGTCTCCGAGGTTGTTCGCCGCATGTTTGCCATCGCCGGCCGTCCTCTCACGAGTACGCCGCGCTTGATGTGGGCCGAGATGGTTCCAGATCCGATGGCCGATATCCAGCGAGCCCAGGCGCTCGTTGCACTCGGTGCCAGCAAGGATACTGTCTGGCGCACCGCCGGGATCACTGATCCTGCAGCGGAGGAAGAGAAGGTCGCGGAGAGCGGCACTCTTACCGAGCCCACGCCTTCGCCAACCGTTTCGGCCAGTCCGAACGGCAATGGCGAGTGATAAGTAGGAGAAAACAGGATGAGTGAGCTCAATCCAACTGTCGAGCCCCAGGCGGGCGAGACCGCAACGGAGACGGTGATTGCCCCGGCGGCACCCGTCGAGCAGAACCTGGAACCGGTAGTTGCGGATGCAGCGCCGGCGTTACTGGCTTCCGAGGGGGAGCCAGAGGATGAGAATGCTCCGATCTCGCTTCGGCGGGCTCGTGAGTTGAACCGAGAGCACCAGCAGCTCCGGCGGGATATCGAAGCGGCTCACGCCGCCCGAGAAGTCGCCATTGCTAAGGTGACCGAGCTTGAGCCGTTTTCGGCAAAGGTTTCGGAACTCGAGGCAAAACTTCGCGATGTCGTCGTCCGAAATGAGATTTTGAAGCACGCCCCCTCCCTTGGATTTGTAGACGCAGACGATGCACTACTGTTCATCAAGGATGGTATCGAGGTTAACGAGGCTGGTGAGACAAACGTAAGTTTGCTTCTCGCTGATCTTGCGACCAAGAAGCCGCACTTGCTGAACGCGCCACGTAGTTTTGCAACCGGAGCTATTACAAACCCCGAGCGCGTGATGGAACCCCAGACCGTTGCCGATCTCGAGGGTCGTTCTCCTAGCGAGGTTTTGGCCGCGCTACAGCGACTCAAGAACAAGGCACGATAAAAGTTCATTCATAATATAGAAGGAGTAGCCCAACATGGCACTTTCAGATTTCAAGCCGACTATTTGGTCGGCGGCCCTTCAGGGCCACCTCGACAAGGCACTCGTTGCCGGGTCGGTGGTTAACACTCAGTACGAAGGTGAGCTTACGTACGGTAATAGCATTGTGATCAATAAGGTTGGAGCGGTTACCGTTTCCAACTATAATCCTGATGCAACGACCATCTCACCGGCCGCGGTTACGACCACGGATCAGACTCTCGCTCTTGATGTTGCGAAGTATTTCGCGATCAAGGTCGACGATGTTGATGCCGCTCAGGCTCGTGCCTCGGTTCTTGACGAAGCGACCCGACGTGGTGCTTACGCGTTCGCCGATGCGATCGACCAGGAGCTTCTCCAGGCGATGATCGACGGCCGCGCAGGTGGCAATGACGTTGGTTCAGGCGCAAGCCCGTACTTCGTTAACGTTACTGGTCAGTCAGCCTACTCGCTCCTTGTTGAGCTTGCGGCGAACCTGACCGACGCCAAGGTCCCGATGAGTGGTCGCTTTGCGATCGTGACTCCGGATTTTGCCGCAAAGCTTGTTCTCGATGAGCGCCTCAACCGAGCTTCGGTTGCTGGTGATAGCATCGCGACAACTGGTACGGTTGGTGAGGCCGCGGGACTCCGCGTTCTCGTTAGCCACAACCTAGAGGCCAACCGAGTTATCGCCGGGCACGAGGTTTCGACCGCGTTTGTCCAGCAGGTTAACAAGGTTGAAGCTTACCGCGACCCGGCCACGTTCTCGGACGTGATCCGCGCCCTCGTGGTCTGTGGCTTCAAGGTCATTGAGCCAGGGGCACTCGCCCTAGGCGTCTGGGGCATGGACTAATCTTTAGTCTTGCGACGGGCGGGTGGGCTTCGGCCCCCCGCCCGGAGCCCCTTCTCTCTTCTAGTTTTATCCGCCTATTCAGGAGAACATAATGGCACGAGCAACTCTGGCAGTTCCAATCGGCGAGACCCAGCTGGTTCTCGGCGGCACAAGCACCTATTTTAGCGACGATGAAGTCCAAGACGCTCTCGATGCCACCGGCACCCCCGTCGAGATGCTTTCCCTTAGCGCGCTCCCAGATGCTCTCGGCACCGGCGGAGTAACCTACGAAACCCGCTTCGAGCTTCCCTTCCGCCCGGGTGCGGAGTTTGAGTTTTTTGATGCGCAGTTTGATGTTATTGATCCAGAACTGTGGGAAGATACGATTAACCAGCTTCGTGGGATTGTGGTCTTTAGTGAGCCACAGGATACCCCCATCTATGTTCGAACCACCAAGTGGGATGTCGCTGCCGCCGCCGAGCGGCTTATTGTGGCGCGCATTGGCCAGCTGCACACTGAGTTCGACGTTGAGATTACCGGAGCGGCAAAGGCCGCCCGAAGCCAGCAGATCAAGGCGCTGGAGTCGCAGCTTCGCGAGTTGCGCCGCGGGTCGGGCCTCGGCCGCATTCCGGCTGAGAGGCACGACTTCCGATGACCGCATTTCCAGAGTCACTGCTTAACGACCTGCGTGCCCTAGTTCCCCAGTTGATTGGGGAAGATGACAACACGCAGCGAAACGTTGAGATCCTTGGCCGCGACGAGGGAGCCCGAACCGCCGCCGGCTTTCGGACGAAGGATGGCTATACCGTCTTGAGTACGGTTACTGGCCTGATTAAGCTCTCAGTCAACTCCGATACTTCCACCCGTAATATTGGCGGCCAGGCCGCCGGCCAGCGCGAAGTCGACGTAATCCTTCCGTTTGATGCCGATATGTCTGATGCCGTTGCCGTGCGCATTGAAGACACAGATACCGTCTATGAGCTGCTCGAGGGGCAGGACAACCGTGATACCACCATGCGCGTCACCACGACCCTCCGGGCTCGTCAGGTGATGCGTCCATGATTATTACTATTAAAGATCCAAAGCTTGATGTCGCTGCGCTGGTAGCGCTTGTGAAAGAAGCGGCGCTGGAGGGGGCTAATAAAACGGCACAGAATGCCGCCGAGGAGGCGCGCCAGGCACTTATTGCGCCATCCGGAGGAGGGGCGCAGGGGCTTTCTGCGGTGGGCTTTCTTGGTGAGGGCGTAGTTTCTCCAAATCAGTATCCCCACAATGCCAGCGGAGCCTTGGTCAAGAGTATCCGCACCGAAGTTCAAGATGGCGAGTCAGTTGCTTTGACAGACTCTCCATACGCGTCTGAGCTCAACTATGGACGAGCTCCTGGTATTGAGCCATCAGAGGCGGAACTAGAAGCATGGATTGCCGCTAAGGGACTTAAGATTTCGGCCAAGCGACTTGCCAAGCAGATCGCCCGAAAGGGAATGGCGGCCACGGGGTTCTGGACTGTGGCTGAAAACTTCGCACAAATGACGGCGACACACACTATTGGCGAGGCGATTAAGAAGAAGTTTAAGGAGCGCCCATGACAGCTCAGGCGATTAACGAGTTTGTATATGGCATTCTTGATGAAGAGGCCGGCAGCCTTGGGGCTACGGGTGTCTACGTTCAGGGTGACGTTGCTCCAGATGCCCAGCTTCCATATATCACCTACATCCAGTCCCCGGCGATCAAGCGCCGGATCAGCAACGCGCATGGTATCATTCGCCGAACCGTGCAGATCGACGTTATGGCGGCCACTCCTGACGAGGCGGAAACTATGGGGGACAATATCGAAGCACTAATGGTCGGGCAAGGCGTGGCAGCTGACGAGTCCAGCAGTGTGTTTGGCGGCGGGTTCGAACTGCGAGAAGGAACGTGGCGCACGATCTTCGCTCCGCAGCCGGTTGTAGATAATGAGCGAGTGTATCGAGTTTCCATCCTGTTGCAGCAGGATGAGGCACTGACACTCTAAAAAGGAGAACCCATATCATGGCAGTAACCGTTGGCCGCAATGCGGTCATCAAGATTGGACCTAACGATGAGGGTCCGGCAGGCGCTACGTCGCTAACCGGGCTTGTTTCGTGGACAGTCGATGCTCCGGACACGATCGACGTGACCGTGGCAGGCAATGACCATAAGAAGATGATCGTCGGCCTTCAGGCCGGTATGATCACGGCAGAAGTCATCGCCGACGGCGACGCTACTTTGGCTTCAGCAATCACGGACGGGCTTTCGGGCACAACCGTGAACTGCTACTTTTACGCTGACGGGGGCACAACCCCTGTGTACGCGTGGGAGTCATTCGTAACTGGAAGTTTCCAGACGGGTGGACCAAACGCTGAGTCCCGACGTACGATTACATTCTACCGACAGGCCGAGGGCGATCTCAGCTAATGAGTGTCGCAGTCGGACCGACTGTTGGTGTCCTGGACCGCGGCGGCAGATTTGTCGCCGCGGTCGAGGACCTTACCGGTACCTTTTCTTCAAATCCGGCCGGCGGGGTAATCGCCGCCTTCACCGGAACTATTGTGGGGGCAGGCGACTATTGGTGCACTCCGGGGGTGGACGTGCGACTAACCTTTCTTTCACATCCAAAGCGCCGGCGATCTGATCGCCTGGCCACCTCCCTGACCATCAAGTCTATCGAGGGTCAGATCATCAGCTTGCGCGGCGATAGCCCGCTAAGTAAGGGGGACGTTTTTGACGGCCCAATCAAGAAGGAGAATGCATAATGGCAAAGCTCACTAAGGACCAGCTTCTGGGGATTTCTCCAGAAACAAAGACGGTCGAGATTGCGGCGCTCGGCGGCGAGATCACGATCCGCGCACTAACCCGACGGGCCAAGAAGGCGCTGGTTGAGGCAGTTCTGGCCGGAGACAAGGACGCCGACGAGATCCTGATCGTCGAGAGCCTTGTAGAGCCCGCGCTTGATCGTGCGGACGTTAAGAAGCTCGCGGAAATGGACTCTAAGGCATTTGACGCCCTAGCGCAGGCAATCGGCGAGTTTAATGGGTATGGCACTGACCTTGATGACGCCGGTCGCAAGGAAATGCTGGCTAAGGTTGCCGAGGGGGAGGTAAGCGTAGACGATGCGCTTGCCACATTTCGCGCCGCCTCCTGACCGCGGCCTTCGGCCGAAACTAGACGGCACTGCCGAGTTCGAAATGGAACTCGCGGCCTCTCGTGGCCTTTTTCGTTCAGAGCTTGATGGTCGCATTACTGAGCGCGATTTTCAGCTGGAACTTGAGTTTTTTAAAAAGCATGGCCGGTTTCCTGGCCAGCATCCAACCCTACTTTAAAGGAAGACTATGGCAGACGCCAATGCACAGCGGCTTGTAATCAAGATTGTCGGAGATACATCCGAACTTGAGGCCAGCCTATCGAAGATTAAGTCTACCGCCGCCACAATCGTTGGCAGTGGCCCTTCTGGCGTGACGCCCGGAACTCCTTTGGGCCCGCCCGCTCCGCCGCCTACTGATCCTAGCCTTAGCGCTAAGGCTGCCAAGGACGGATTAGACCAACTGTCCTTGCGCATTGCTGGCCTTCGCCGCGAAAGTAAGGCTGCCGGCATGGATATTTACAAAAATATTGGTAATCCATTTTTGGTTATTTCCTCATTGAGTCAGCGGATTACTGGTATTTATCAACTAACTCAAGATGCAGAAAAAGCTCGAATGAAGCTTGAGGGGATTAATGATCAGTTGCAGATTGCCAAAAGGGCCGGTGATGAAACTAGGGTTACTGAGCTGACATCGAGCGCAAATGCCGCGGGGGATGAGGTTGATAAGTTAAATAAGAAGATGACATCATTCGGCACAAAGATGCGTGGTTTTTCCGACTTCTTTGTTAACCAGCTTATGACCGCCGGCCTCTTTGGCTTCTTCATGATAAACACCATGATTATTCAGGGCTTGGTCACCGCCGGAACGAGCATGGTGCGCTCTTTGGTTGATCCTCTCGGCGTTGCCAAGGAGCGCGCTAAAGAACTTGCTGATTTGGTCAATAAGTTTGGCGGGACAAAGAAGCTTGCCCTTGCCTTAGATATGAGCGATGAGGATCGCAAGACGCTAGAGGCTGCCGTTAGAGTGTCCGAAAGTCAGACGGCATTTGAGCGCAGATTGGCGGCAGAAAAAGGCATCACCGAGACTAAGGGGCTAACGGCCGGTGCTTACACGGAAGACGAAGTTAAGAAGTTGCGCATGGAGGCGGCCCTGCGCGTTTTGGGGTCAAAGGGATTTGAGGCCGATATGCTGCGCCTTTTCGGCTGGGACGCCACTTTTGGCTCGGAGGGCGGGGTTGGTTCGGGAACAGAGGCGGCTCGCAGTGCCGGCTTGGCCATTACGGGGCAATCGCTTGCCAGGCAGGCACAGTTGGACTATGCCCGACAGTTGGTTGAAGTGGCGCGAGAAAACGGCTCTTTGGATGAGGAGCAGCGCAAGACTCTTGAGCAGGTTTACGGCATTGAGGGGAAGCGCCTGCTTCAGGCATATGATTTCATCAAGGCAGAGAAGAGCCGTACCACAGAGCTTGAGAAGCAGCGTGATGAGCTTGAGCGACAGCGTTTTATGCTTACGGGCAATAATGCCGGGTTGGGCGAGGGTGCCGGGGCGGAACTGGACGCGATAAGTATTAAGATTAAAACATCTCAGGATCGCGCTGCCAAGTACCAGAGTCAACTGGATAGTATGGCGGCCGCGGAACAGCGCCGACAGATTGCGCGTACCGTTGGCGAGGCCCGCAGTGAGCTGGTTCGAGCCGGGGTTGCCCGGGCTGGTGTTAGTGGATTTGAAATGGCGGCCGGCATCCTTGAGGCTCGTCAGCGCTTTAATGAGGCGCGGGAGCAGGGGGCGCAACAGCGTCGTCAGTCCGTGCTTATGGAAAAGATTGCGCGCGAGTCGGCCAAACAAAATGACTACAATAAGCAGATTGACATTATCCGCAATGGTATGGAGCTGGCGATGGCCAACTGGGAACTACAGTTAACTATTGATCCGGCTGCCGATAACCGGCTGGCGGCGCGCTTCCGTCCGGCGATTGATCGCCTGAACCGCTTTAATATTCCATCATAAATATGAGTTGGTCTGTTTGGCTCCTAAGGGATACCGCGGAAGAGGTCACTAACCAGGTGCGCGTTGGATCTATTTCCGCCGGCACCACGGCATCTCCATCCGGACTTGGTATGCAGTTTGAGACCCTTGGGGGTCTGATTGAGGGGGCGGTAATCGGCTCGCAAGTTCAGATCCGCGACGGGGCGTCGGTTATCTTCCGCGGCATTGTTAATGCCATTGAGCGCAACGACGCGGGATCCATCGCTGGTCAGTACGCGTCTACGGCCTATATTTGCAGCGATATCTATGGCCTGCTTCGTTCGACGATTATCCCCACCCCCGAGCCGGATAGTGCTGCGGAGGCCGCTCAGGAACAGCCGTCCGGGTTCCGATCTCGGATCCGTTCCGAAGATCCAGATCCTGCCGCCGGCTTGGATGAGACTCCCGCGGAGATGTTTGCGTGGGCCCTGGGCCTGATTGAGGATCTTGAGGCTGCCCGTGCCGTCCGGCGAATGCCGGTCATTAGCCTAAGCACTGAGTTTGTTTCTGCCACGCCAGAGTTCACATTTACCAAGTACTTCCCGATGGTGGCCGAGTCAAGTTACTGGGATCTGCTTAATGACGTTGCCACCATGGCCGGCCAGGGGTGGTCGATTGATCCGGTGGGCGATCCAGAGGACGGGGCCGACTTTATTCTCCGCACCTGGAATGCAATCGATCGAGATGCCGGTAATACCGCCTCTTTTGAGATTGCCGACTCCCCAGACATTGACCCGTCGGTCGAGGGCCGTGATATGCTTATCGCCAGAACAATCTCTACTGCTGAGGATGCGACAGACGTGGTTAATAAGATCGAAGTATCGTGGGAGAAGGCAAGCGCTAAGACTCCGGGACTGATCATCGACAAGCGCGTGACCGTCTCTGACGCCGAAAGCATTGACCTGTATGGGGAGCGCTTTGAGCGCCTTTCAACTGAGTTCCGCACGGTGCAGATGGCCCAGGCCGCCGGCCTTCGTAAGATTGGCTCGGCCAAGCGCGCCAATGTTCGCGGCAACGCCCGGCTGCCGTGGGATGCCTCAGTCAAGGCTGGCCGCTGGGTTAATATCCATCGCATTGATCATCCCGGAGATCATGATGGCCACTTTGATATCTACGCCTGGATCTCTACTATTCGGCCCGCCTTCGAGCCGGGCTACGTTAATCCGTCCACCGGGCAGGAAGAGCCGGCGTGGATGGATATCGACTTCAACAGCGATCCCTACGAGGCGAGTGCCTTCCGGCCATTTGTTCCAACGGTTGCATCGGCGGGGGGCGGCAAGTCGGGGGACGGCACAACTCCTACGGTTCCGGTGCTTCCGTCTCCAATCGGCAGCAGCGGAAACTACGTATTGGTAAATGTCGAACCAATGCTTGGCCCCCTTTCGTCCGGAGTTCGCAAGATGCCGTTGGCCTATAGCGACTTTTTTCAGCGTGAACAGGAGCCTAAATATACACCAAAATCATTTGCCTGGACTAGCGCGGGCGGAACGGTCAACCGAGCAAGCCTGATGCCAAAATCCACTTTTGGTGCAGATGCTTACTATGGCGGGGGCAATGATTACAAGCTTGGGGATACCACGCAGGGTTTATCGAGCATTGGATTATTTAAGGTGCAAACAAACATTTCACTGGGCACGCAAATCAAATCGGCTCGCCTATGTTTAGTTGTAAATGCCCCCACCGCGACTGGCATTTCGACTGATGAGCCGGGCCGCGTAAGCGGCATTGCCGTTGCCCAGCTTTCTTATGTTCCATACGGTTCATCTAATACTCCGTTGGATGTTGAGGAAATGATGACCCGTCTTTTGGCAGGAGGAAGCGCTGCTGTTCCGCCGTCAATCGGCGGAAGTATTGTTGGAAATGTTCATACTTTTTCGTTGGGCGAGGGAACTAATCGGTTTGTAATAGATTTTAATCCTGGACTATATCCAGCGGCCGAGTCGCCGTATAGTAATACAAAAATGAGTGCGCATTTTGTGATTGCGGCAACATCTTCTACTCATAATAAAGTATTAGTGTCACCTCATTATACGGTTGCCAGAGCTTTTGCAACGGCTAACTCTGGCACGACTGGCGTTCCATCTCCTAGTAATACAACCACATGGATTGTCGATCGAGCGGTGCCGACGCGTGCCTATCTCAGCACAGATCCAACTGATTATCGTAATATTGGTTTTAACATCTCTAAAGATTGGTCAGCGTCTTTCGGCAGCTACGCACTTATTCAGATTAGCGGCACCGCCTCATCTGAGGGCGTACAGTCTACCAGCAACGAGTTCTCCGGTAAGTTCCGCCAGTACGCCGGGCAAACCTCATTTACTCTTTCTGCTCCGGGCAAACGAGAGGGTATGGTTGTGCGAGTTTATACAACGTCAACCGCATATGGGGAAACGGTCAATCGGGCAAAGGACATCACCGGATACGTTACAACCTCGTTAAATGATGCTGGACAGGTTGTAAGCATTGACATCGCAAAGGCCGCCTCGTACGGCCTTTTGGCCAATCAGCGTTTGACTGTGGAGTTTGGTTCCTGATGTCTAATCCAAAGTTTTATCCACCAAATAACTATGATCCGAATATTCATAGCGACACGTCTGGGACCCTTCCTCCGGGCCGCCTTGACGTTGGCGATATTTATGACCAGGAACCGCCCCTTTCGACCGGCCCAAACCTTGTCGCCTATGATCCAAGCCGCGGCAAGTCTCACCCAGACTGGGAGGCCCTGGCCGACCTAATCCCGGCAGTTGACGATGTGGTGCCAGAGGGGTCTCTGGTCGCAGACTTCGGCCGCATTAACAATACATTGTATGATGCCGTTGATTGGCGTGCCATGCGCACCGATCTTGGCGAGGAGATCGCGCTTACGCTTGAGGCCGGGGCCGGGCGAGTATCCGTTACGGCAACCGTCCCGGTGTCCGTTTCCGTTACTGACGGTGGATCACGTGAGATTGAAGTCCGGCTGTGGGCGGACGGCTATCTTTTTGAGCCGATTGTGCTGGAGCCGGCTTCGGATAGCGATGCCGGAGATACCGATCTTGCAACCTTTGGCCCATACTCCATTGTCCTTCCGCCGCTAAAGACGCACGTATTTCGGCCAGAGTTTCGGATTGCAAGCGGCAACCCGCTAACCATTTACTCCACCGGCTGCGAGCTTGCGGTGGCGGCCGATCCCGAGCCGCTGGGGGGCGATCTTTCTGGGTTTTTGCCGGACCCCACAGTTGCGGCGATCCAGGGTAACCCTATTGATGCGGCCAGTCCAACAGAAAATGATGTTCTAACTTGGAATGGCTCGAGCTGGGCCCCGGCGGCGGGCGAGCCCGGTCCGCAGGGCGATCCCGGCCCGCAGGGAGATCCCGGCGCTCCGGGTGCGGACGCCCTATGGAACTTTACCGGTGCCTACTCCGGCGGCGCCGCATATGCTATCGGCGATGTCGCTACGTACGATGGCGCTACCTGGTACCGTATCGATGCGCATGGCGGAAACCTTGGCGACACACCGTCCGAAGGGGCCTATTGGACAGAGCTTGCGGCGAAGGGCGATCCGGGTGCGCAGGGCGATCCTGGCGATCCGGCACTGGTCATTTTGCGCGGCGATATCGGTGACATACCAGCGGCGTCGGCCGAGGCGCGCCTCTACTTTTCTCAGGATGAGGGCAAGATTTATCGCGACAACGGCGCCAGCTGGGATGAGGTCACGCCCACGGTTGCTGGGATTGGCGCGGTAGGATACGAAGACTTCTTGTTTCAGAAGGCGGGCATCTACAATGCGCTCTTCGGCAGGGCGGACGTTAACAATAATCTGGGGCCAACCATTGTCGATACCGAAACGACAAATGTTACTCGAGATTTTAGCACCGATCCGAACGATTGGACAACCCTGGCGTCGTTCGCCGGAGTAACCACCTGGCCGGACCCAACCGTTTTAATGAACGTCCTCGCTGATTTTACAAGAAGCGACGACGGAACAGCAGAGCTTGAGTTTCGCCTTTTGGTCGATAGCGTTGCCTCGGACAGTGCAACCGCTGACATTGTAGAGGTATACCGCCCTATCGCCTTCTCCTTTTGGGAGCCGATTATCGAGGATGGCGGATCTGATATTGATTTGCAGTGGCGCCGCGCCGCCGGTGGCAGCTTTGCCGGCACAGTTTCGTCTAACTACCGACGGATCGAGATTTACACGGGCTATCGACCGGTGTATGGGGATGACGCCCGCCTGACCGACGACCGCACCCCGACCGCCCACGCCGCCAGCCACCAGGATGCGGGGAGCGACGAGCTCGAGCTAGCCCCGGCCCAGATTACCGGTACCGCCATTGTTCAGACTATTGTTGACGCCAAGGGCGACCTGCTCGTTGGCACGGCTGCCGATACCATTTCCCGACTTGCGGTTAGCGCCACCGACGGCCAACTTCTTGCCGCCGACTCGGCTGCCGCCACCGGCCTTGCATGGATCGATAACTTTACCACTGACCTGCGTACCTACGTCAAGAACCAGAGCGGGGCGGGGATGACTAAGGGCCAGGCGGTTTATATTTCTGGTGCCACCGGCACAAACGTCCTTGTTGCCCTTGCGGACGCAGATGCCGAGAGCACATCAAGCAAGACGCTTGGTTTACTATTCTCTGATATTGCCAACGGCTCCTTCGGCTACGTGCTGACCGAGGGCCTACTAGTCGGCGTGGATACTGATGCCGCTACCGCTGCCGGGGACTCGGTTTGGCTTTCCGGTACTGCCGGTGGCCGCGTCTATGGCGCCCCTCCGGCCGAGCCCGCCCACTCAGTCTACCTTGGGGTCGTTGCCCGCAAGCATGCTGTTAATGGTGAGATCTTAGTAAAGGTCCAGAATGGCTACGAGCTCGACGAGTTGCACAACGTCTCGGCGGCTTCTCCTTCCGATAATGACATCCTAGCCTGGGATACCACTTCATCAATGTGGAAAAACCAGACCGCATCCGATGCTGGCGTAGCTGCCAGCAGTCACACACACAGCTCAACCGAGACGATCAATGTGATCATCGACGGCGGTGGGACGGCTATCGCGGCCGGCGTCAAGGCCGACCTATTGATCCCCTATGCGGCCACCATTACGGCCGCTCGCCTGTTGGCCGACCAGAGCGGCTCGATCGTGGTTGATATCTGGAAGGATACCTACGCCAACTTTCCACCAACCGTGGCCGATACTGTTACCGCTTCCGCCAAGCCAACCCTAAGTTCTGCGCAGAAGTACGAGGACACAACCCTCACCGGTTGGACCACGGCGCTTACGGCCGGTGACTATCTTCGGTTTAACGTTGACTCTGCTACAAGCGTTCAGCGCGTGACGCTTGCCATAACTATTACGAGGAGCATTTAACATGAGTATCATTTTTGTTGACGGGTGTCAGTATAACGCCGCACTTACAGAAAAATGGACCGCGGTCACTAGTACCAACTACTCAGTCACAACGGCTCGAACTGGAAACCGATCAATCCGCCTTGGCGGCGCCTCTGTTGCCGGCGTGCTTACTAAAACATTTGGCTCGTCCTACGGCACGCTTTCCATTGCGCTAGGCGGTTACATTGGCGCCACTGGTTTGGGTAGAGTGCAGCTCCTAGATAGTGCTGGGGCAATCCAAATGACCGTGAATATTGCAAGCGGCGGAACTATCTCAGTCTATCGCGGTTCTGAAACCGGCACGCTACTCGGTAGCGGGGGTAGCGTTACGTTTGGTAGTTGGTTTCATTTAGAGCTTGATGTTACCATTCATGACTCAACCGGAGCCGTTAATGTGTATCTTAACGGCGCCTCGGTCATTTCGGTGTCTGGTGTTGATACAAAAAATACCGCGATTGCCGGAGCTACCTCGGTTCGATTTACTGGACCGAATGCCTTTAGCAACCCCTACTTTTATATCGACGACGTGGTGATCTCTGACACCTTTGCGCAAATCGGAGCGGCGATCGTTCAGACGCTTTATCCGACCGGGGCCGGCGCAACCACGCAGTGGACGCCTTTGGCGGGCGCCAACTACGCGGCCGTCGACGAGACGACTGGAGATGGCGACACCACCTACGTTAGCACCTCGACGCTCAATAACATTGATACCTATACGTTCGGCGATCTTACCGCAAACTCCGGGGCGGTACTCGCCGTAGCGGTTAACGTCGTTGGTCGAGCGGACGCCGGGGGTTCGCCGCAGGTAACCCCCGTGTTGCGTCCGGGTAGCACCGATCGACTTGGCACTGGAGTTGCTCAAACGGCAACCTACGCCAACGGTCAATCGATTTGGGAGACCAACCCGGACGGAGGGTCTTGGACCGAGGCGGCGGTTAACGCTTCTGAGGCCGGGATCAAGAAGACGGTCTAACGATGGCAGAGCGAGTCACACAGGCAATCATCGAGGCGGTTACCAGCGGCGATACTCCGCGCGTCACCGAAGTGGTTGTCGAAGCGGTTACGTTGAGCTCGAGTATGCGCGCCACGCAACTTGTTGTCGAGGCGGTCACACTCTATGCTGCTGCCTCTATTGCAAAAACGCAGATTGTGTGGGTAAAGTGAGTATTATTTTTGTTAATGAGGAGCAAGTATGACCTTTGATCTTGCCGCGGTAATCACGGCGCTCTCGGCGGGGATTGCCGGCGTGCTCGGCGCGATTGCCGGACTTCGCCGCGCCAAGCGAAGCGTGGGGAGCGAGGTCGCCGAGGCCGTCTCTCGTAACGCTGGCATGTTCTCCGAGGCGCTGGCCGGGATGGAGGGCGAACTCGCCGAGGCCAAGGGCCGCCTGCGCGCACTCGAGGAAGAGCTTGCCGACGCTCGCCGTGATGGTCTCGCCCTTCGGGACGCGATCTCCGAGCTGACCGGTCGGATCGATGCCGCGTTGATGCTTCTCGGGACGACCACCGACCCTGCCGCAAACGCCGCCGCCGGTGTCCTTCGGGCCCCGCGAAAAAGAGTCGCCACGAGTGGCAAGAAGTCCACGCCAGGACACCTCAGAGCGATTAAGAGGCTGCGCAAGGGCCATTGAGTGTCCCTGTAGCGATTTGAGTCTGACGGGCCTTATAGAGGCTCCTGAGGGCAAAATAAAACCCCCAGCAAAACTGGGGGTTTCGTGCTATCTGGTGGCGTTTTACTCTTCGACGGTCTCGATGCTCACCCCGGCCTCGGCCAAGTCGTGGTATGAGGAGAGGACCTCCAGGGCGGCGGGGTTGTCGTCAACGACAAGCATGGCGACGCGATAGCTTCGCTCGCACTTCGACGCTGCGCAGTTGCGGGCGCGGTAAGAGATGCGATCGCGCTCCATTGAGGAGCGCCCCCAGCGTGTGTCGGTAGAGCCGCAGAACGGGCAGCGTGCGTAATCGAGTTCCGAGTGCGGTCTTCGAGTCAGCGGCATTCCACATCCTTACTTGGCGAGATCGACCTCAAGAAGGGCCGCTTCCGTTTCTAGCATTGGCTGAACCTTAGCGGCGGCACGTTCGGCCCACTCGGTGATCACCTCTTCGGAGAGTTCGTCTAGAGAGCTCACGCCCTGCTTAGCGAGTGGTCCGGAGAGGTCGGCTGGGTGTCCCAGTCGCACCAGCTCCTTGAGCATTGTGTCGAGCATATCACGCATTGGGCTCTTCACGATAGGGGCCGCCGGCTTCTCGGCCCGCTTGGCCGGGGCAGAGTCGGCGACCTTCTTGGAGGCGTCGTCTCGCGCGTAGAGGTAGAGACCAACACCGAAGAGGCGCGCGGCTCGGCGGAGGGCATCCGTAGCCGCGCTCTTGAGTGGCTCTTCATCCTGGCCCACCTTGTTTGGATAACCAATGTCGGAGCGCTGGGAGACCGTGCCGTCTGGGTAGCGCACGGAGATGATCCCCTTCACGCAGTTGCCGCCCTCAAGCGGCACGATGTCGAATGACCAGTTGCCACCGAGCACCTCGTCGAGGCGTCGGATAACTGCGGCCGCGTCAGCGTAGGTGAACGTGAGTCCGGCTCGGCCTGGTCGCGAGCGGAGCTCGCTCTTCGCGAACGGTGCTGCGAGCTGTTCGTAAATCTGCTGTGGTGCTACGCTCATCTGTGTATCCCCCTATATGTCTATGGATTGAGATTTATTGAGCGCGACGAGTTGTCAAAGAGATTGGGCCTCTGGCTCTAGGTTGAAGACAATGGTCGACTCAACAACGCGCAGTTGGGTAATGATGAGCTTTGTGCCGGTTGGCCAGTCGCGTGCTGCGATCCACATAAAGCTATCGATTGCGCGCACGACCTTCTCGTCGGTCAGCGGTGGCTGAAAGGCAAAGTGTCGAGCGCCGGGGCCGGACTCCTTGCGGAACCCGAGTCCCCAGCGCTCAGCGGCATCGCGCGCCTCTTCGAGGAGCTGCTCAGCCGTCAACACTTATCGCGCCCGTCGTCGTGGTCGAGATACAATGATTTTTCCGCTTCTTTCCCTTACGGTCATTCCGGCGCGCTCGGTTTGCGCTTTGAGTTGCTTATACTTTTCAGCGGCACTCAGGCGGCCCGGTCGCGGACCTGCCGCGGTAGCGCGCATGCTTTCTGCCATGCCCTTAACGACTTTCCGCGCGGAGCGGGCAGTCGACAGGGCGATCGCGATCGCCTGCTTGCGTGGGCGGCCAGATTTTAGTTCAGTTCGAATGTTCTTGTTGATTGACTTCTGTGAGTATCCCTTGAGTAGTGGCATTATGAGTTCTCCTTTACGCGCTCTAGCATCTCTTCGGTGGCAGTCCAGTGCTTTCCGCGCCAGCTGGTCTTGCCGCCATTGATGGTAACTATCTCCGGTGTCCAGTCGCCGTCTGGGCCGAACGAGATCACAGCCCAACCCTGCTGCCAGTCCGGGGCGGTCGTGTAGCCCAGCCCGTCAGTCTTGCAGAGCGCGCCGGTCTCGATGCCGTAGCGGATACGATAGGAACCGTCGATCCCGTGGATCGCCTCGCCAATGATCGCCTGTCGGTGACAGTGACCCTGGATGGTTGAGGCCATCGGATACTTTGCGAGTAGCGACTTGACCGACTGGCCGGCGCCCTTGCGAGCTGAGTCACCGTGGAAGACCACGAGATCCGGCGCGAGGATTGCGCGGTCGTCTGGCCAGCAGATACCGCTGGTCTCAATGCCGAGCGACTCGAGTCGGAGCATGCGCTCAATGCTCAAGAGCTTTGGCGCAGTCTCATCGCCCGCCTCGCGGAGGGTGGCGAGATCCGACTGGAAGCCGCCAAGTCGGGCCAGGGTGCGCTCCCAGTTGCAGTCGTGGTTGCCCATGACGTAGAGGATCTGCGCGTCCTCGCCAGCCGCTGCGCGCAACTCGCGGAGTCGCGTGTAAGCGTAGTTGAGGTCGGAGTTGAGTCCGCCAATGAGTTCTCGGTCGAGCTTCACCGCGTGGCGAGAGCTCTTGCCGAAGTCAACGATGTCTCCCGATAGGACGATGCGGTCTGGTCGAACAGAGCGCAGGAAGTCCAAGAAGAGTCCCCAAGCGATTGGATCCTCGTGGGGGAACTGGGTGTCGCCGGCGACGACGGTAACCGTCTCACCCGCGTTGCGAGCAATGAGCTTCGAGAGCTCGCCGCCCTTCCAGGCAATGACTGGCCCAAGATCTTCTGGTGCCTGCAGTGTCGGCTTGTGCGCGTAGGTGACGGACACCTTGCGAGCATTGCCCTCTTCGTCTCGCTCCATCTCCGTGACCTGGACGGCGCGTGGTACAAAGTCTGATGGGAGAACGCTACCGCTCGATGCGCTTTCCACCTGCTCGACGAGTTCAACCGCAGCCTTTGGCCGGTTAGCGATGGCCATAACCTGGCGACGCTTCTGGACCTGGTTGTCGGTGAGTTCTAGTCCGAACTCTGCGTTAAGGATATCGGCGAGCTGCTGGGCCGTGGCCCGTGGTCGCTCGTTGATCAGCACCGCTAGTCGGGCCTCAACGTCCTTGTGATACTTCCAGCTAAGGGTCACGGGGTTCTCCTTCTGTCTGTACTTGGTTTTGCGACACTTGGCCTTGTTTGTGCGGCTGTCGCAGGAACTGGCAAAATCATCCCCAGTAGAATGTTGGGACTCTTTCGCGGATACCCTCGGCGATTTCGGCCAGCTGATCGCGCAGCTCGACGGGGAGCTTGGTGCCTTCGTTGACCTGGGCTCCGTAAAATGCCTCGAGTATATTTGCCGGGAGGGTAGCCCCCTCAAAGTTAGCGCCCCGGATGTCTGCATATCGGAACGAGGTTCCAGTCAGGTCGGTATTGCGCATGTCGGCTAGTCGGAGAGTGGCCCGATCGAAGCGCGCGTCAACGAGACTGGCGTAGCGAAAGTTCGAGCGAATGATGAAGGCGTCGGTGAAGTTCGCCTTGATAAATCGCGCCCACTGGAAGCGACCTCGCGGCATGTCCATGCAGGCAAACGACGGCTGGGTCTCCTGCTCGGGGTCGAAGCGACGCCAATCGCGCGCGTCCAGCTCGCCCTTTTCCATTGGGGGGTACTCCGCCTCGAGATGTGGGTTAAAGCCTTCGGTCATTGGTCTGTCCTCCATGTGCCCCCGGTGGGAGCTATGAGGATACCATAGGCGGCGCGTATACGGAAAGCGAGCGAAGTGCCACCCACAGTCTCGCGGAGTTGCGCGCGTATTGGGGACTCTAGAGGATTGGGCTATGCATCGCGGCGCTTAAGGCGTTCGCGATCCCGCTTTTCCTGGGCGCGCTTATTGGCAATCATGGTCTTGAGCAGTCCGGTGCGCATGCCGCTGCGGTGCTTGTCCCCCGCCCTTCGGTCTCGACGCCTGGCCCGAGACTGCTCGCTCCCCTGAAGATCCTCGTCCATATGGCCCCCGCCTGTTGTAACTTCCACTGTAGTGGTGTAGATAGGGTGGTATTAGAGAATAAGTATATAAATATATATATATAGATATTCCTTAAGAGATCCCTTATAAAGAGTTTTTCTAATAAATATGGCGTCGAGATGGCTTGTCAAAGAGGGTGGCCAAAATCGCGCGCGTATTAGGGTCTGGGAAAAGTTGCGCGCGTATTAGAGCCTTAGGGATCTTGTGGCGATTTCGGGCAAGCTCGCTCTCGTCTTCGGGTTTTGCTGCTGATCCAAGTTGCTCAAGTTGCCCAAGATGCCCAAGATGCTCAACCACACTAACTTGAGCAAGTTGAAAGCTCAAGATGCTCAGGGTGAGCAAGTTGGGGCAAGAAGAAGCCCCGCCCCCCCGATGAAGTAGGGGAGCGGGGCGGGGTGCGGGGAGTCGTCCGCACGAAGAGGTTAGCTCTCGGTCTCTCCCTGTCCAGGAAGCGCCCAGCTCCAGGTGGTCCCGATCTTGCGGGGCCGGATCTCGAGAGCGATCTGAGCTCGTCTCACTGTCGACCAGGAGAGCCCAGCCATGCCGGTCTCTCGCTTGACGAAGTTCGCCGAGAGGATGCGACCGGCAAGCAGGGCCCGCAGGAAGCGCCGAGCCTCGTCGAGTTCCGAGCTCTTTGTGTCGTCTCCGCCGGTGCCTGCGTTGGCTACCTGATCAGCTGTTGAGGCCGATGGTCCGGTGAAGCTCATTGATGGTCCATAGGATCCGGCAAGGATCTCACAAGCCAGTGAGCCAGGGCGAGAGGCGTTGTTGGTCTTCGCCCAGGCCAGCACTCGCTTTGTTGGGTGGGTGGGGTCGTCGGGGTTAGCGCCAAGCACCGCCGCCGCTCGCGCCAGCTCCGGAAGAGCCGCCGAGCCTGAGGCGAAGTAGAGCCCAGAGGCTCGCCCGGTGGCGCTCGTCTTCGATGGGTGAGCCAAGAGCCAGACCGCAGCGCCGTTGTTGCGTGCCGTGTCCAACACCGAGCCTAGTTTCTCTCGGATCTGGTCACTCGCCCCGGTGGTCCTCACGTAGGCCGATACCGGGTCAAGGATGAGCACAGAGGCCCCTACCCGCTTGAGGTGCTCACCGAGCTCGTCAGCGTCTTCCGGGAAGCGAGGTCGCTTGCCGCTCTTGTTCTTCAGCCAGAGGAAGACCCGCGAAGCGTCTGCGCCAGCGTCGGAGAGGCGTGCCCGGATTGCTCCGGGGTCGTCT